GCTATTGTAGTTGTGTTGTCGTTCGCATAAAAAAGTAGCGTGGTAGCGTTTAAGAGGTAGAGGTAAAAGCGGTTGTTGTTCGCCGTGTCAGCATAGGAGACTATAAATCCTGCCGTCGCAGACAGCGGCGTGACCTTGCACGATATAACCGATATTTTACCGACGCCGAAGAAGGAGGAAATGTTGACAATGGTACAATAGCTTTTTATTCCACCAAACAATAATCCCTTTTGCCCTGGCACTACATTGTAGCAAGTACCATCATTCCCATTCCCTGATAAATCAGTCAAAGGAAAGTCATATTTCCCATCACCTAAATAAACATAATCTATATTTACTGTTTTTGTGGCCGCTATTGCTGTGGAAGTATAATTAAATGATGTTGTTAATAATAAATAAGCATTACCTCTAATCATACTTGCTTCTGCAAAATAATTTATATCATTATCATTTACTAAAGTCATTGAAGTATATGAAGTTCCATTCCAGTATTGTATTGAAGATATATCTACATCATAAGGGGTTTTCATTATCAATGTTTGTCCTGTAGTCCAAGCCAATCCTCTTGAAAATCCTAGATAATCAAACTCAGTAGCTGTAGTTGCTTTCAATACTAAACTAGAAGTTGTGGCATATATAGTCATATTTGATGCAGTTAAAGTGGCTATGCATCCATCTACAGTAGCAGTATCAAAATGCTGGAAATAACTTTGCCCTGAAACATTATCAGGATATGTAGGGAAAGTATCCAAAGTAAAAGTTGCAGTTTGAGTAGTTGCTGAGGAAGTTTTCCATAGCGTACTTAATCTCTGGTCTAAAGCGTTAGTTATTTCATATCCACTTTCTTCGCTTAATGCTGAGATTGCTGTGGAGGTTAAATCATCTAATATATTGTCATATGCTATACGCATTTTTATTCCTTATGATACAACTGCATTAGCATGAATCAATACTTTGCGATTTTTTGTAGCAGGGAAAATCTTTTTTAGTAAAACATCAGAATCCATTTGCACAGTAAGCTCCATCAAACCACTACTATTATTACTTTCTATCATACGTTCTAATCTATCTAAGGGAATTACTGCTTCTGCTTGTCCTGCTTCTGCTATCCTCGCGGCAACACCATTAGGTCGAGGCATCACCACACCACCCTGAGCGAATGAAGGTGCAGAGGGAGGAGTTTGCCCAGAGATAATAGCTATTTTAGCCGCTCCTAATCCTGCGGCAACTCCAGCCGCCGCTATAGCCATTGCAGGGCCAACTATTGGAATTCCTGCTAATGCTTTATATGCTCTTATTGCTGCTTCCGCTGTTTCTATTGTGGTTTGCGCAATACTAAATGCCTGACTCGCTTTAAACTGTTTTAATTGCAAGTCATATAATTTCATCGCAGTATCTTTTTCTATAGCTTTCTTTTTATCAGCATAAGCCTGTTCTATCTGAGCTTTTTGCAAAGCTTTTTTAGCATCATCAATTGCTATGGCATCATTTGTTTTCAAAGCAGCATCTAATTCTATCTGAGCTGCTTCTATTGCTGTTTTTTCTTGTAGGTTATATTTTTTTAATTCATCTTGTAAATCCTTATCATTAATACGCAATTTTGCATCAGCTAAGGAAGTTATTTCGTCTATTTGATTTTGCAGTCCACCACTAGTAATAGCGGAAATATCACTCATCATACTTTTTACTTGACTAATTGCTAATGAAGTATATTCTTCCCATTTTTTTAACTTTTCATTTTTAGCCCATTCTTCCCAATCTACTGAGTCAACAGCTGTTCCTTTTATCTTATCATCTAATAGTCTTATTGCTGCTATTCCATTACTGCCCGTAGACTTTAAACCTTTTGATAGATCAACTATAGTTCCATCAAATAATCTTACCCAATCAATTCCTTGTTTCCCTACAGTCATCGTTACCTTAAATTCATCATTAAATTGCCTTAATGAATTTGTACCTGTACCAAATGCAACTTCCATTCCTTGACCAAGATTTTCAGTATGGGCTAAAAGAAATTCATATTCTTTTAATATAAACTGAATCCCTTCACCCTCAACCGTAAAATTATTCTGTATTAGATTACTAACTTCTCGCAATATAACTGCTCTTTTTTCTTGATCAGCATTATACTCTTCACCAGATAAAGCTGCTAATTTTGCATTTTCATCTATAAGAGTAATTTCTTTTCTTATTGTTTCACTAGCTTTAATTCTTAATTGCTGAGATTCGGTAAGAGCAGCTGCCTGATTTTTCATTCCGGCTATTTCAGCATCAATGTTTTCCATTTTCTTTCTAGCAGCTTCAGCAGCAGCAGTATTTCCTAAACGAGAAGCCTCCCGCATTGCTTCAGCTTGCTCATAACGTAATTTATCTAATCTAATTAAAGTATAAAATTGTTCTATTTGAGCTTTTTGCTCTTTAGTTAATTTCTTTTCTTCTTCAACCATTCTAACACGAGTGTCTTTTATATCACCATATTTTTTAACTAAATAATCAGCTTGATTATTAGCAACGGATTTATTAAACTCTTCTTGGGCTTCCTTTGCCGCTTTAGTTCTTTGTGCAAATTTTACTATTTCAGATACTGCTAAAGCTAATCCAACTACTAATAATCCAATTCCTGTCGCCGCTATTGCCGCTGTCATGCCATTTATTGCTAAAGTTGAAATACCAAAAGCTCCAGCCATTAATTTTGTAGTAGCAGCTACCAATCCTGTAGCAATATTATGTGCAACTAGTGCCACTTTATTTATACCCAAAGATAATGATGAAGCGTTAGCAGCTAAAGCAGTTCCATGAAAACCTAAAGATAAAGCTGAAAGTAATTTTGCTCCAGTACCTATTACAATTAACGCTGGGCCAAGCGCTGCTGTAAATCCTAATACTCCTAAAATAAGATTTTTAGTTTTTGGGTCTAATGCTGTAAATTTTTGTGCCATTGCACTAAGTTGTTTTACCGCATCTTTTATTGCAGGAATAAATTGATCGGCTAAACTTCTTCCTAATGCCCCAATATCATCTTTTAATGTAGAAATTAATCCTTCCATCGTTTGAGATGCGGCATTCATTCCATTATAAAATTTTCCGCCTTCACTAGTAGCGGATTTGAATGCCTTAGCCACCATCTCAGTTGTGATAGCTCCTCTAGCCATTTTCTGCTGAAGGGATGCCATCGTCTCGCCTGTAGTTCTAGCTATTTCCTGTAATGGGTTAAAGCCGTGGTTAACCATTGAGCGTAAATCGCCACCTAATAATCTACCAGCCGCAGTCATCTGAGCATACTGATAACTTATTCCTGCGAATTTAGCGGCATTCCCTCCTGATACGTCTCCTAATATTTGCAATGTAGGAAGAATATCATTTACAGAGACGCCATATTGTAATAATGATTTTGTTACGTTTGCTAAGTCAGTAGTTTCAAATGGCGTTTTTGCGGCCATGTCTTTTAAATCAGCCATTAACTGAGAAGCTTTACTAGCACTACTTAACATCGTAGAAAAAGAAGTTTCAAGCATTTCCATTTGAGCTGAAGATTTTACTGCCGCGATACCTAAACCAATTAAAGGAGTGGTAACAAATAATGATAAGCTCCTGCCTATCTTACTTGCAGAGTCACCAAAAGTATTTAATTTACTTTCGGACTTGTCTATTGAGGAATCGAATTGAGCATTATCACCTACAATTCTTACTATCATATCCCCAATAGGGCTGCCATTCATTTTTCTATCTCCCCATATTTTCGTTTCATCTCTTCAATTTGACTTGATTTATTTTCCTCAGCTTTCATTTCATCTCTAATCTTTTTTAATTCATCTAAATTATCTTTTGATAAATTACTCTTATCATTATTTATGCCTAATTTTATTTCAATGCCTTTATTAAGGTACATAACTATCTGGCCAATAGTCATATTCCATAATAAATATTCCTTAGTTGCCCATGCGTACATTAAACCCATTTCAGCGAAAATACGCCCAAGAACTATCGGCTTTTCTTCTTGGGCGTTTTCGCGTTTGGGTAGGACTCAATCCCTGCATACGCTCTGGTTAAAGCATCCTTTATTGATTCGGCAAATGCCTTGACTTGCAGAGCATCAGTATTTTTATAAAACCATCCCTCATCCATCTCTGGATAACTATGTTTGCAAAAAGTAGCACATAATTCGATAGATAATTCAAATGCCCTTTTCGTTTTCTCAGGAGTGGTTTTTATATCCTCCTGAGTCATTGTACCTAATTCCTGCAAAATAGTATCAATATCAAAAGTAATTCCACAAGGAATAAAACTTACATCTATTTCCTTGCCACCTATTTTAATGTAATTAGGCTCAGGACGCAGAACATCTAAATCTTCTACTTTCATTTACGCTACCGTCTTAGAAAAGATTGTCTGTGCAGTTGCATACTGATAGCAAATAACACTAAAGGAATAAACGTTAACAGGGTCGGCGTCGTTATCTGATTTTGGATTCATAGTAAATCCGCCAGCCACTGCCTTACTAATAAGATAAGTTGTAGTTTGCGTAGAGCCAGTATTTAATTTCCTGGTATTTACTAGCTTCATTCCTACACCAGCTAATGAGGAAACTTGGCCACCAACTAAAATTGATCCTGAAGTGCCATTCCACATATCGCCAGTAAATACGCTAAAAGCAGAACCATCATATTCAATTAAATCTACTTCGAGCGTGCAAGTCTCGCGCGCAACACCCATAATAGGATCAACAGCATTTCCTGCCTGAGCTGTAAACATCTCAGCATTATGAGCAAAACTTTTTACCATACCAGCACCAAGGTTTGTTACAATAGCACCAGCAGTAGCACCTACAGTTCCTACATAAATAGCATAGTTACCAATCTCAACTTTCGCATCTGTTACCGTTCCATTCTGATAAGTAGGCATAATTCTTTCTCCTTTTTATTTTAACTAATACTTGATACAGGAAAAACTACTTGAACATCAACAGGAGCATTATATAATCCCTCGTCTGGCTCGGGGATTAATCCTTGCATTTGTCTCGTACTCGCTCTAGCAAAACCAAATACCGATACATTAGAAGCAACTCCATAAGTTCCCATTCCACTAGTTCCGCTAAATAAGTCATCAACCTTTCTGGCTAGGTTTAATGCTGTCTCCGCTGTGGCCGCTCTGCAATTTATAGAATAAGCTTGTGAATAAAAACCATAAATCTTTTTTCCTCCAGCTAATTCAAAATAGTTTATTGCAGGAAAAGTTGCTGGGACTGTAGTGGCTCCCGGCTTTAATCCCCCATATATTCTAGTAGAAACTATATTTGTAATAGCAGAGGCTTCATTGAGTAACGCTCCGATCATTTGCGAAGGACTCATTATAATCCTCTACTTCTTAGATAATTTTCATGCTCAAGAAGATAGCCTAAAAAATGTCTTTTACCATTTATTTTTACAATTTCCAAAACGTTACCTTTAGCCAACTCTAGCGCGGGACGTAAAAAAGGCTGTGCATCTTGATAAATAGTTCCGAATTCAACATGAGGCCCATAATCCACATGAGTTCCCACATACGTTTCATTCGTTATAGGCGGCTTCTCTACTTTTTCAAATGTTTCAGTTTTATGCTTTGCTGGAGGATTTTCTTTTGCATATTTACCTGGGGATTCAAGTTCAGTTCCATTTTCTATTGATTGAGTATTTATACTTGCAGCTAAATACCCATATCGTCTAGCGCATAATAATTTAGCTTTTGATTCTACAATCAATCCTGTTTCATACACAGATTTATTTATAACTTTTTTGCCTTGCTTTTTTACTATAGGACCATTCCACTTCATGCTAACATCTATTCTGGTCATGATGTCCTACTTAATTGCTGAGTAACAATTTCATTTAATTCCAAATAATTATTTTGGAATCCAACTACTTTATATGTTTCATTATTATATGTTACAACTTCGATTATACTTCCACCTGAAGCATCAATAGTCCCAAAGTTGTATGCACCGTATTCCATTGCTAAAGTATGCGAGGACTCCATAGCATACTTATCAGCCGCGTATTTATTAGACGATCCGTTTTGCCATAAAGCACACAAAGGAATAACTGTAGTAGATGAAGTGGAAGAAAATCCTCCCATGCCATCGCCTGTAGAAATAGTTTTTATTACCGAAACAACTGAGACAAGATTAAGCCAATCCCTTAAAGCCATTTTAATTCAATCTCACCAAAGTATATTTTTCTAGCTTTTTTAATATAGAATCAGGATAGCCGAATTTATCACTATCCACTGTGTAGCTCTCACTCAATGGCCCTAAGCTCCTTGAGCGTATATTAGAAGCTACTTTATTCCTAACATCATTATCAAAATAAATCATATCACAAGCAATATGCTGAATATCTATTGGCCATTGGACCATGAAGAAATAAATTAGTGGCCCATCATTACTAGAATAACTTTCATCTACTACAGAACAAGCCGAAGTTAAAGTTGCTGTATAATCAGAAATAGAGCTAATAGTAACTACTTTATCATTCCTTAAACTTTGATAAATAAGCGTATCATCATTAGCTTTAAATCCAAACTCTTCCCATTTATTTCCATCCAATATAATCGTTCTATTCGTAGCATTAAAATCAGCAGTATCACAAATGGCTACAACCTCTGAAGTAAAATAATTATTAGTAATCAATAAAATTCTTTCTTGTACTATTTCTACCATTTCCTTAGAAATAATTGTTGCTACTGAGGCTGTAATTGAGGTAAATAAAGTAACCTGTGTAGCTGTGCAAATCATTTTAATTATTCCTCGTAAAAAGCCGTTCTAATTATTGTTCTAGTTGAAGCAGCATCAGCAACGAATCTTAATAGATATTTTGTGCTTGGCTTTAATATAATTTCATTTACTTCACCAGCAGTTGCTCCTACTGATACTTTGTTCCCACCAGTACCTGACGCGCTCCCCATCAAATAATACCTTAATACTGTACCTGAACTCGTATATGTCCCACCAACCGTAGTTACAGCGGAAGCTGTTTTTGTGCTTGAACGATAATTATTATAAGAAACTATTACTGAGCTATCAGATGTAGTCGCATTTGGACTTTCACAAAAATAAGCTACTCCTGGATTATCACAGACAATTTCTCCTACAAAATGTACGTCCTTACTACCAACTGTAATTAAAACATTTATAGCAGAAGTTGCTCCTATTTTTTCATAGTAAGAGGTAAAAAAATGCTCACCTTCATGTATTTCATGATGAACAATATCTATAGTTGGAATCGTATTTGTAATATCATCTATAGGACTATTTATAGTAAATGATTTTGTTACGCTCATCTTATTTTCCTTTTTAAATTAGCAGTAAATAAAAGGGCATGAGGTTTATTTTATAATGAGAAAGAAAACTATTTTTCATTTCTCCTCATGCCCTTTATTTCAGTTATTCAGCTATTACTCAGTGGCTCGTGGAGCCTGAGAAGCAGTCCAAGTAACGGGACCAGTTCCGGCCTGAGTAAATACAATAGTATCACCAGAGGATAAGAACCTAGCACCTTCAAAATCCTGGCCACCAATTATTACCGTAGCTTCAGTAGCAACAGTAATAGCCTTTGAACCCTGGCCGATTGAAGAGTATTCAGTACCAGCCGCAAGAGTAAGTACGGCAGATTCAGTGCTGTTAGGGTTAGCAACAAGAATAACTAAAGTAGCAAAATCAATTGCGCCCTGAGCAGTGGTAGCAGAAATTGTCATGGTATCGCTGGATGCGGTAGTGCCAGAAGCGGCAGTATAAGCAGTACCAGTAATAACAGGAGTAGTAATTTTTAAGGTTCGTGCAGTCATTTTATTCTCCCTCCCTTAGCCCGCAGCTTCAGCAAGATATAATGTTAGCAGGGCTTCAGGACGAACAACCTTTGCTCCATAAACATATAATCCCTTCACGCCCTGATCAAAATAAGATTCTCGCTCAACTGCCTTGATCTTTGAAACCTGACCAGCATAAGAAATTGCGGAACGATTCGCGCACATCACCCTATACTGAGTAGCATCATTAGAAACATTATTGGAAACACGAATCTCAGCAAATCCTAATGCCTGACCAACGTAGCCAGGAATAACTTCACCAGTAGAAATCTTAGGAACAGCAGTAGCGGAAATTCCACCAACTTCTGCAAGTAAAAGCTTCTGGTGAACCCAAGGAGGAATTACAATCCAGCGCCCAGCTTCAGGAACATTCTTTTCAGAAAGATAACGAGCGGCATAAGATAAAGTTTCAATTACATTACCAGATGAAACGGAAAGGCTCGAACCGCTAGAACCAATATAGGTAGTAGCAGAAGGAGTAGCACCTGCCTGAGCATAAAGGCCAGCAATAAACTGGTCAATAGTATCGGCAATTGCATAGGAAGCTTCATCCATCGCATCATTCATTAACTTAGGATTCATCTGAACAGTATCAACATCATCTACTGCAAAGCTAAAAGATTTAGCCTGATCAATAAGTAATGTTTTCTGAGCAGAGGTTAGAGCCTGCCAAGTAAGGGAACCATACTTTGTATAATCATTTACAGTAATAGGACCAATTTCATTGATCTTTACTGTATCGCCCATACCTGTAATTTCACCCTGATAATCATTATTAACTACATCGCCAAAAACTAGTGCCTTTCGGAGCCTAACAAAAAGCTTAGCGCTCCAAATCTGTGGAATAAAATTCTCTAAACCAGCCATATTCTTTCTCCTTTAATAAAAATTTTAACCTTCGATTGCATCATCAAGTTTACCATCCATCTCCATCCTAATAAGATCAGCCTGAGATAATTTAGAAAGATCGACCTTATTTTTGTCTTTATCATCGCCCTTATTTGGCTTGTACGAACTTGTCGCTAATCTTTCATTTAATTCCTTCTCAAGCGATTTTCCAAAATGATCTTTATATCTCTGCATATATAAAGTAGCCTCTTCAACTGATGGGAAAGGAATGCCTTCAATAAATGTAGGATCAAGCCCTTCCTTAAAAGCAAGCTCTTTAATCTTTGAATTCCGCTTATCATTTTCCCAAGCATCTTCCATTTCTTTTTGTTTCTGCATTAGCTCTCGAACTTGCCGCTGTTCAGGAGTCTCCTGAGGATTAAGCCTTAACATCTCTGCCGCAATGCCAGATTTTATTGCCGCATCAATCTTAGGCTTGGCCTTTTCATCATGAGTTTTAATAGCGTCTGTTACGCGCTGATCCATCATGGGCTGAATTAGATTTTTACCTTCAGTTGTCTGCAAATATGCAGATACCAATTCAGGATTTAATGGTTTATCTACGCTAACAGAAACTACAAACTCAGCAACGTCAGGATTTTCCTTATTAGCTTCAATAAATGCTTTCACCTGTTCAAGAGTAATCCCTTCATCGTCCTTACCAAACCACTGAAGATTAACTTTTGATACATCACGCATACTTTTTCTCCTTGCCCTTTGAAGTCTTTTTAATTCCCTTCAAGTTTTTGGAAGCAACTGATTTAGGCGGGCGGCCAGGGCCACGCTTCTCAGGTACTTTTACATTATTTTTAACTACTTTATTTACCTTAATTACTTCTTCCTTTTTTAATGCTTTTGGCTGAGGCGCTTGGATAATGGTTTTTTCAGCAGTAATCATTCCTTGGTTTCTTAATGATTCCTGCCTTCTAGCCCGAGCATCCAATTTCCGTTGCCGTAATGCTCCCATTTAATTTTCTCCCTTACACTCTAAACTTACTATCTGATTTATATTCTTTGCCCATCTTACTTGATTTAAAAGATTTTCCACCTAACTTCCTTGAAGTTGAAACTTTTGCGGAAATTTTACTATTTTTAGATCCCCTAGCTAATCCAATTTTAGTGACTGCTTTTTTAGGAATATAAAATTTCTCTTTCATCATCCCTAATTTTTTTGAATTGCTTTTCCCACCACCTTTCTTTCTTCCGCTTCCTGGTCCACCCATTTTATTCTCCTTTTTATACAAATAAAAAAGGCAACTATAAAATCCTTTCGGATTCTAGTTGCCTACAGATTACTGTTCGGAACTAAATGCTTATACTATATATTATATAATAAATCTTAAAAAAAATAAAGTAAACTTTTATTTAGCCACGCATTTCACCAGTTCCTCTCGATCATGACAAGTACAAGTAACAATATAAGGAGGATATCTAATCTGTGGACAAGTAGGATAAGTTGGGTATATAGGAAAACTAGGATAAACAATAGGATTATTTATAGTACAAGGACATTGAGAAATATAAGGTGAATTTACCTTTCCACATTTAGGGCATAGCCAGCCTTCTTGCAATTTATTTTACTCCTTTTTCTTTAATTGATAATGCTCATGATCCATAGAAATCTTTTTAACATCAACTACAAATCCATTATTTATAATAAAATTAATACTTACTTCCCCATAATTCTTTTTTTCTATCTCCTTCCTTGCCCATTCCAAATACTGCTCTATGCTTGTTCCTGTGGTACTAGTCATTTTATTCCCTTCCTTAAATACTCAGATAACTTATCGTATGACCAATGTAATTCCTTTTTTAATTCTTCCTGCTGATTCATTAAACTTGCTTCTATGTTTATATATTCTAATTTCTTGTCAATCGTTTCCTTAATCTGCTTATCCAATAAATCGTTTTTTATTTCTTGCTGTGATAATGCTTCTAATAACTTTAATAATTTAGATTCCATTTTCTTCTACTTCCATTTTTAAGCAATTTATCAATCCCTCAATATCTTCCTGCGAAAATCTTTCAACTAAAATCTTAGCCAATCCATCCCATGTCCACGTTTCATCATCAAACAATACATAAAACATAGAACCAATCGTGTTAGGCATATTTAATTCCATGTCTAACTCATTCATTTCTTTTTTTCCTTTCTTGACTAAGCCTTTCATTTTACGTTTATTCTCAGTAGCATAAAATACTTGTTCACCTTTTTTACCATATTCCTTTTCAAATTCTTTCTTTACCTTTTTACCTTTTTTGGTTAGCGGCACTTATCTCCTCCTTTTTTATATCATCAATATCTAATCTTTCAAATATAATTGGCCATCTAGCAGGAAGCAGTCTAGCATAAGCTTTATTTTGCTCTAAAATAATTCTTTCTAGCTTTTTACAATCTGCTTCGATACTCACCTAAAAATCTCCTCTATACTGATAAAAATCTACGAAATTTCATATATCCAGCCCTGTTTTCGTATAAAACCCTTATCCACGCGCTGATAGTAAATTATAGTATGTTTCTATCATATGGTACTTGACCCATCCAAACAGCTTAAATGACCCTAATCTAATTTTATTTCCAACGTGAAAATATCCTAAAAGATTAAATGGAACCCTCGTAACAATATCGCCTCTTACTAAATGATTAAATAAATTATGAAATCTATAGCGAATCTTTTTACTAGGAAACCAAACTACTCTAGGGCTTCCAAAAACATAAGCAGTAATGTTCCAGCCTAAATTATTATAATACAAATCCTCATAACATAAAGTTGCTAATGCCGCTCCATGTGAATAACCCAAAATAACTATTCTATTAAAATCATAATACTTTATTTTATCATATATTTCATCTCTGACTGATTTATAATTCTCTATAAAGCCCTTATGCACAAACCATAAATCTTTCATATTGCGATAGGGCTTTATTACAAACTTAAAATTCTGCCTCCAATCAGTTTTTGATACGGTCCATTGGAAAGCAATATACAAAGTATCATCAATTTTATCTATTTTGTATTGGACATCATTTCCTGAAGTTATCCAATTTCCATGAATTGTTAAATCTAATAATTCTTTTATAGTCATTTCATAATCCTTATTTTATCTAGAATAACCTCGGGAAATTTGTTGCCCACTTGCATTCATATATGTTTTTGTTGACTTACGTAATGTTTTTGCGGAATGACTTTGCCCTTTAAGACTACGACCACCTAAATTTTTATTTGCATTACTTATTCTTTTGTTTGCAAGCATAGCCTTTGAACTTGCTATACCAGCTCTTTCTTTTTTACCTGTAACCGGATTCTTAATACTTATCTTACCTCTCCCACCACCTTTTCGTCTACCGCTTCCTGGTCCACCCATTTTATTCTCCTTTATTTCATAGTAATAATTGCTTGATGCAATAATATAGCAAACCTACTTATAAACTTTTCATCTTGGCTTAATTTTTCTTCCTGAATCTGATAAAGAATATGATGAACTAACTCATGGAAAAATAAGTAATCTTTATAATCCTTAGAACAGCTTTTATCTTTTTTTATTTCAATCTTGCCTTCTGTATAAAATGCAAATCCTATAAAATCCTTTTCCCCATCAGTTATTCGATCTACATTTTCTATAACTATTTTTTGCGCTCCGAGATAAAGCTGTTTAGGGATTTTAAAGTCCATTATAAATCCTTATTTAAATTACTTTTCCTTTTCTTGGCCTATTAATAATTTTTGCAGTCTCCTTTGCCATTCTTTTTTTATATTCAGCATATCTTTTTTCTCTAGCTTTTCTACTCTGGCCCATAGCTTGCTCAGCACTAGCCTTTGTTTTATATTTATGTACCTTCATACCAAATTTAGTTTCACCACTTCTAGTAGATGATCTTGTACTTCCTGATCCTCGCTTCCTTCCACTTCCTGGTCCACCCATACTTTACTCCTTATTTTTTCTAGCTAAAAATTTCTTTTCTTGCTCTACCCATTCAGGATGATATTGCTCTGCATAAGCATCATAGCTCATTCTAGGCAGAATCCCTTCTTCTCTAGTTCGCATTAACTCTGGTGAATATCCTTCTATTTCAAAATGTGTAGAACAGCGGCAATTTATTCTATTCTCCGCTGATAAATTTGGATCACCTGGATAATCTGCCTCCTCTCCTCCTACCCAAAATTTACCATTTTCATTTCTAAACTTTCCATCAGCATGTCTATGATCGTAACGAGTTTTTTGATCCCTTGTAGAATCCCACATTTCATTTCCCTTAACACCATTTTCCTGCGCGCGAGCATACGCTAAAGACTGGCCAGCATTTATAGCTGATTGCCCTTCAGTCCTTACAATAGTTATTGCAGAGCTATAAATCTTATTCATAACCTTTTTTAAATCTCTAGCCATTTGGTCATAACTTTTACCTTGACTTAATCCTGATAATAAAGCTGAACGAATTCTTTTCTTTGCAGTTGGGCCATAATTGCTTAATGCTTCTTTCAATTCTAGGTTTTTAGGATTGGTAATATCAAAGATTTGTAATAATGATTTTGTATTAACCATTCCCCAGGATAGCCTTAATCCTGTAGCATTATCTATTGCCCAAGCATAATGGAAAAAGCTTTCATTAAATTGCTCAGGTAATAAATGCTTTATACTTTTTATATTAGCCTTTATTGCAGGATCGAGCTTTCGTAAAATGTCTTTTTCCATCGTAGAATACTTATTATATTTTGTCATTTCTGATTTTGTTAATACACCATTTACTGCAAACTTATTATAAATCTTTTTCATTTCACCATAGATAGAAGTTAGAGCATTAGCCAATTCCTGCTGGATTTGTCGAGAATAAATATTTTCCCTATTAGCCAAGAATGTGTAAGCAGAATGCTCTAACTTTTTTATGTCCATCATCTATCCTTATAAACTATATTTTCTTCTATCAGACAAGGTTTACCAAAAGCTAATTTCATATGCTCAAAGCATAATTTTAAATCTTCTAATGATTCTCCACTAACTCCTTCTGGCTCTTCACTACACATATAAATAGAATTATCTTCATTATAATAAACTTCTCTTATTGAATACATACCATTTTTATCTATTACTATTCTATAATTCCAATATGTTTCAGACATTTTCTTCCTCTACATTTTCTTCTAATATTTCTTCATCTTCAATAGGAGCTTCTAAATTATATTGTCCTACCATCTCCTCGCGTTCTTTTCTTTCCTCCTCTAATTCTTTTTCAATATCAGGAATAATATCCTCAGGCATAACTCCTACAATTGCTCGCCTACTAAATCCAGCTGTAGCCATAGTCATTGCTGTTTGAGCAAACTCCTGAGTATTTAATGGAACATTTCTTTTATGGCTTATTATAATCATATCATTAGTTCCATTAGGCCGATTTAACTTCTTTAATACTCCTGCTATTAAAGTTATTCGGTGATATAACCCTATATCAAAATCTGCTTCAACGCTAGATACTAAGTTTTCAAAATCAAACATTAATCTTTGTATAGCTATACCAGAAGCCCCTGCCATTTTATCACCACTAAAATCAGGCACATGGGATTGAATATGTATTTGCTCCCGTAATGCTATATTCATCCACTGAATAAATTGAGTAGGAATATCTTTTGTTAAGAATGAAATCTCAGCATCCTTATCCAAATGCTCAAATACCCTCCGGCGCTTTATATTCTTTAGATTTTCATTTGACTTAGTGGGATCTTTTTTATCTGTAGGATTAGTTAGGCCAAACTTCTTCATAACTAAATAAGCAAAAGCAAATCTATCAAATTCATTCATGGAATCGCTATACAAGGTATCAAAAGCATCAATCAAACTTAATATATTTTCAAATATACTTTGCATTTCGTCACCATTATAAAAAGCTACAATAGGAACTGTATTAAAATAATTAGTTATTCCTAACTGCTCTACAGTCAATACCCATACTGTACTATTTTCTTCCTTACGTTCCCTAATATAAGTATCAATATGATCTGAATAATAAACTTCAACTTTATACTTAGAATCAGAATCCATTTTATAATAACGTATACCACAAACTATTTTTGGCTCTGGAGAATAATCATATAATAAAATCATTTCCCTAGGATCAACTGTAAAAAACTTAGGCATGGATTTTATTGGAAGCTCTTTATCCATAGGAGTATTAACAAAATCAATATAAGTCAATTCATAAGAAGCACCGAATATAGCTATATTTCTCCACGCGCGATTTGTTTTTATTGGCTCATTATTTGTCCTGAATATTACTGATAATTCATCTAGGTATTGCTTCTCTAAAGGATTTTCAACTACCTTTATTTCCTCAGCATTTTCTTTAGGCTTATCAACTTCTTTTATATTAGCCTTATATGTTATGTAATGAGGACGAGCGCCATATCCAGTCCAAGTATTAACTATTTTTCTTGCATAGCTAACTATAATTCTATTATCAGGATTATTAGGATCAATCATTTTACGCTTAGTGATCTTTACATTTTTACCTTTATAGTATTCCCATAATTTGTCTAATTCGGGAACTACTTTTACTTCATAGTCAGATATGTATTTTAATATATCCTCTGAAGATAAAATAGTTTTTGTAGTTCTTTGTAATGTTAAACCCATTTTATTTTATACCTTTTTCTTCTTATGAATAGTACTACCAAAAGAAGTAATCTGTGATTCTGGTTCGTCAATAATAACATCATGAGTTATGGACACATTTATCACAGATGGCTCTTTCTGGACAAATCCTTCACATGGATTAGGACAAAATCTACCATCCAAATAATATGGGCAATTTGGATGATGGATATGTACACAATCTACTCTGCTTAATCCCATTTTAGTCTCCTTATTCTTGTCAAGCTTTTTTGCCCTTAATAGCTGAACCAGGAAAGCCTCCGCGCTTTCGATTGCCCTTTATCATAGAATTTAATCGAGCATTATACACACTTTTAGGAGCTGTTGATCCTGCTAAGGTACGAATCTCATCTGCTTGCTTTTTACTTAGTAATCTTTTTTTAGTATATTTAACTTTCCCACCACTTCCCTTCTTCCTTCCGCTTCCTGGTCCACCCATTTGTTTTTCTCCTTTTGTTTATAGTCCTAAATCGTCCGCCGTCCATTCAGAATCATTGCTATCATAATATTTAGTCCCTTCAAGATTTGACCATATATATTCCGTAGCATATCTAAGCGCGGCAATTCCATCATCATTTATTTCTACAAAATCCTCAGTAACATTTCCTTCCTTGTCTTCCCTACGCTTAAACTGCTGAATTTCCCTAGCTAAATTTGAACATTTACTTTCATGTATATGGATCTTTTTATCTATAAGATATTCAATGCCAAATCGTAATGATCCTGAACCTTTTTTAGCCGCTTCAACATGATAACCTTTTTGATTCCATTCTGCTATTTTATCAGGATCGGCAGAATCAGCCGTCATGCACATATTAGATAAATTATCGCCAAAGTATTCTTCAGCATCAGAAATAAATTGTGGATTTGTTCTACCTTTTTCCCATAATTCATCAAATACATATATTTCACCATCTTTAAATCCTGCGCATTCAATAGCCTGAGCGTGCGTAAATCCAAAGTCCATACCATAGCAAACATTTTCTAAATCGTTTTCTGTATAAGGGAAATCTTCAATAACATAATTGCTGAATACTCCATTAGAAAATATTCCCCATTCTCCATTAACATATACCTTCACATAATAAGGATCAGTAATGTTTTGCATACGCTTAACAATTTTCTCAGGAAGGAATTTATTATCCTTATATGTAGAATGATGGGTTAAAACATTTTCATCAGTATGGTCAAAATACTTTAATTTAATCCAGTGCTGAGCATTTATTGGGTTGAGTGTTAAGCCTCCTTGGAAAAAGCAATAATCAGGGCCGCGTAACCTTAAAGACAATTGCTCAATATCATTAGGAGTCATTTGATCTGCTTCTTCTGCCCAAAACATAGTAGGATTAGTAAATGACTTTAATTTGTTTACATCATCCAATCCTACGCCTAAAATATCATTTCCATTTATCTTGCAAGTTAAATTACTTTCTGATCTGTTAGGAGTAAAATAATTTTCTAACTTATATCTGAATAATACTTCTCGTAATTGATCATAAACTGAATGCTTGACATCTTTTTTAACTTTTCTCGTAGCTAAACACCTATAATACTTTTCCCTAATGCAATGATAAATTACCTTTTGGGCATATGAATAACTTTTTGAACTATTGGCTCCGCCAACTATGACTTGCAATGGATGGCGATCCTTGACAAGTATTCTAAACTTATCATTTACTCCTTGAGAAAATCCACGCAAGTCAATAGTTGGTTCTGGCATTTTATCCTTGTATTGCTGCTAAATTATCTTCTAATATAGCTGGATCGGGAATTATTTCTAATATATCTTCAGCAAGGCTTCGCGCCTGCACAGCATCTAGTTTAAATTTAAATACGCTATTTAATTTACCTAACCAACTACTAAAATAAATTTTATCATCAAAAAATTGAACCTCTAATCTACAACCACAATCATCATCATCGTGATAAACTATTTTTTGCAGTGTATTCATCCCTCATTCTCCTTCTTTTGTTCGAATATATTTTCCTAAAATTTCTTTCAAGCAATGCTGACAAATATCTAGACTTATTGTATCACCGTCTCCAAATACAGACCCATATCCACAATCATTCCTTATATAAGTAAATTCCTGAGTCTCAAATATATCATCACTAGAATAAACTTTTTTACATACATCACAAGTAACAGAAACTACTTCATCAGTTTCCATTTCCATTTTAGTTTTTATGCTATTGATCATCTTTTTCCTCTAGTTCATTATCAGGAATTATTTTGTAATTCATAGATCCATTTACTTCAATCATTTCACCATATCCATCCTCAGGATATTTCTTTCTAGGCTTTTTATTATTTAAAAAGTATTCTATCGCTCTAAGATTAGGTTCAAAATGTTCAACTACTTTTACTCTTTCAACATGAGCCCCATTTTTAGCCCCATCACTAACTACAAATAACTTTTCACGATTTGGTTCTGAATAACCTTTTACTAATTTAAACAAGTTATTCTCTGCTATTTTTATTGGCTCTGCAAAACCATCGTTCAATGCTTTAAGAAAACTAGGATATTTCTTCTTATAACTAATTCCTGTTGCTTCTGATATTCCCAATACTTTATATATGTATAAATCTTTTCTACCTTCTTTAGCTAGGGCTTTTGCCACATTATCCATCCAAGGAGCATATTTTGGATTCCCCCTTCGATCTTCCTTTTCAGGACTTTTCATTGTAGGCTTTGTTAAAGTTTTTTTATTGGTTTTCTTAGCAGACGTTTTTACTGTTTTCATACTATATATTATATAATATTTTTCGTTAAAAATAAAGTAGAAAATATTTTCTAGCTAAATCATCACACATTCTATCCGCCATTCTATGAGAGTAATTTATAGAATTATCTACCTTATGGAGCATTTTTGCTGGCTTAATAATCTTAATTGAATGCTTAATTCTTTTATTAGTGAATTCAATAACACCATATAAAGGATTCAATTTGTTTGCAAAATGTAAAGCTTTTTCTATTAATTCCGTAGGGACGCAAAAATAGAATTTATTAGGGAATGGATAATTAGGGTTGGCAATAATATCATGCTTTGTATAATTTATATATTTCTGTTCAATATCATAACGGGTTTTAATTTTATTTAATTCATTTTTCAAGTCAGCATAGGTAACTTTTATTTCTATTTCTGTTATTACCTTTTTCTTTAATACGATCATATCTGCTATATTAAATCCGTCCCATAATTCAGTGCAAACTAATTCGCTTCCTCGCTGAAAAGTATAATAATCAAATAGTGCTGCTTTAATTTTGTTGGTTAGCATCAGGATTTGTACCTATATTTTTTAGTATATCATCCACTTCATTTTTGGGAGTTTTTATTGTCTTACTAGCTTCCTTGAATAATGCTAAAATATAATTAGCGGTAGCCTTTTCAAATCCCGTACTTGAAGGATCATCTATTCTTATAGCATCCATACTTTTTATTCCACCATCAATTATTATATATTCACACTGGACTTTCACCATTATTTTGCTCCTTATTCTGATCTTTCATATTCTTAACTATTTCTTCTACAGTTTTATCCATCTCATCCCCATAAACATAATAATTTATCATTTCAATTATATCTTCACAAGTATTAAATTCATTTTCTGTAGATTCATCCTTTGCTTCCTCATATACTTTTATTTGTACAGAGGAATCAGGATTTTCCGTTACCTGAATAACTAAATTCTTCATATCACTTTTAAGCCAATCGCTTTTGCTATATCATATTCAAGCTTCGCGCCTTTTGAACCTTTCCATCCATCAAGCATATGTATAGCATCACACGATAAAAGATTTTTTATATCTACCTTTAAGCATTCTTCAACAGAAGGATTAATTAAATCTTTAGTTAGATTATGTGGATTCACTGGAGTATGGCCAAGGCTAATTATATAATTCTCTGCTTGTTCAAAGGCTGCTTTGTTTAAGTCTAATTTTCCTCTCATCGGCCCTGAAATATATACTAGCATTTTCTTCATTGAGTCTATCTCCTTTTTTAGTTTATCTAATTCTGTTTTATAAATCTGCTGAATCCTTTGATGGGATATGCCAAATTTCTTTGCTATCTGCGGCTGATTATATCCCAATAAAGCTAACCTAATAATTTCCTTAGTACGCTTTTCTGGAATCATATCGATTATAGATTCATTAAACATTTTTATTTCCAAGTCATCTTCAAATGTATCTTTATAGCCAATATCTCTAGTCTCAGATATTTTATCTAAACTAGAAACTGTAAATCCTGCCTTTTCAGGAGAACGATATTGCGCTTTATCTCGCCCTCTATAAATATGATATTGCCATAAAATAAACTTGCTCGCATAAGTTACCCATGCTGATTTTCTATTATCAAATTTCTTTTTTGCCATGAGTAGCCAAATGCAAGCTTCCTGAAAAACATCTTCCCAATCCTTTACCCAATAAAAATCTTTTAAAGCATATTTTATTAAACCGATATTTTCATTAACAAATCTATTGTCTATATCTGAAAAATCAAAATCTTCTTTTCTCATACAGTCTTCTTCGGCATTCGTTCCATAATCCGTTTCATATTAGCCTCAATATCCACAATTACTTCCCTATGCACCTTACCTTTTTTGCAAGCAGGGCATTCTTCATCATCATGGAATAAATTAGATACATCCATTATCTCAATAGTACCTATAATATTTTTATTCAACTTCAATTCAGTATATCTACTCAGCAAAGCTTCTTGGTTAGAAAAATCTTCAACTTTATCTTCTAATTTTTCCTTCCATTTTAATCTATAAACATAATTATTAGAAGTCATTTTTGATCCACAAGTATCGCAAACATATCTCCTCATTGTCTCTTTCATATAAATAGGCAATTCAGATTCAGGCTTATATGATTCCACAAAAGCCTTGCCCATATTCGTTTCAATAATAAATAATCCTACTCCCTCTAAATATCTTTCTGTAGTATCCTCAATAAAGAATTTACTTTGCTTAGGGAAATCACCCTGCTTTTTTATTACTGCCTTTATATCGTGATAGGGAATTTCAGTCATTGCGCCATGATCAGTAGTATAAACTGTTTTTTCGCATAAGCGCCATGCTGAAAGGAAATTCTTTTTATAGTAAATATGAATTTCCTTAGTCCACAATCCATTATTAGTTTTTACTAAGTCCTTCTGATTAGGATCGAATATGTGCTCATGCTTTTCCCAATCTTCTTCGGTTAAATTATCATTGTAACAATTAAATTCATTCAGTTTTTTATTTATAGTATATTCAGTAAAACGATCTTTATCTGAATGGAAAGCAAAATCACATCCTGCTAAAAAGAAAGTATCATAACCTAACATTTCGCCTACGAATAATTGCATAGGAGGAGAGCAAGCAAAAATAGTTATATTAGTACGAATATAAAAATGAAAAGTGCTTCGCCTAAAATCTCCATCGCGCCATGTATACATTTTCATCTGTTCATCTTGATAAAAAGCTCCAACTCGCCCACTATTCTGCAAGTATAATAAAATCTCATTAGGCCAATTCTCTATAATATCAGGATAGCAGCCAGGATGGGCAATTAACTTTGTTCTAGTCTTACTCCAGTCAACTCCTTTTATTTCATCCCAGCAACAAAATGGATCAAGCATTAAAATATGTGTAGGCTCAATTCCATAGTGCATTAATGTCAAAGCATGAGAAGTTGAACAGATTATTCCGCCCTTCCATTCTTTTAGATATTCAATAGAATCGTCAAGCGATGGCCCAGAGCCAATAATAAAGCAAGTTTTATTTTCTATTACTTTTGGCTCCTCGGAAATATCTCTAGCCTTACCTGATTTTATTCTATCCACTATAGGCTTCCAATTCATAGCACTATTTAATATCTCATGAATCAACTGCATCTGCTTAGTACCGGCATTATATTTTGCCGAATCGCAATTAATCTTAGATTCAGTATTTAATTCAGGATTCCCTTCCGCCCATTCTTTTACTCCGCCTAATTCTTTTTCTGACATATTTATTCCTTATAATTGATTTAAATTACCAATGCATTTTGATACATCTAAAAGTTCTGGTTGCTCAGTTTTTTCTTCCCATGTAACTATTCGCCTAAACTCCCTAGCGTATCTTGTATATACTTCCATTCCTTGACCATGCAAAATAAATTCATCCATAAGAGCTTCACATATTCTAAAATAACTTGCGTAATCAGTTTCAAAACATTGCCACGGCTCAATAGCATACCCTAAAAGTTTTTGATTATTAGGAATATAATCAGCTAAACTATCATCAATAACAGTATCAGAAACTGGATTACTCTTCCAAGTATTCATCAGCCAATCTTTTTTTGCTATACCCCAGCCACCACCTAATTCTGAATATCTCCAAGACTTATCAGCTAATTTTAATTTAACATAATAAGGCTTTCCATAAGTAGCAGTCATATCTGATAAATTTTCATATACAAAGCATTCTCTTTCTGGGCAATAGATACCCATATCTGTACAATCTTCAAATTGATTTACTAAATGAAATGCATTAATTAAATCATCTATATCAGAAAC